GTGTATCACGAGACATTTCCTGATCTCGTGCTGGCATCGGACAGTAAAGCGGCTGGTCGTTGGAACACATCCAAGGGCGGCGACTACTTCGCTATCGGTGTGGGCGGTGCGGTAACTGGTAAGGGTGCTGACGTGCTCATCATTGATGACCCGCACTCAGAGCAGGAAGCTGCGCTGGCAGAAATTAACCCTGATATCTACGACAAGACCTACGAATGGTATACATCAGGTCCACGTCAGCGTCTCCAGCCGGGCGGTGCCATTATTGTTGTGATGACGCGCTGGTCAAAAAGGGACTTGACAGGGCAGATACTTAAAGATGCAGCGGCTAATGGCAGCCTCGATGAGTGGGAAGTCATTGAATTTCCAGCGATTTTACCTAGCGGTCAGCCGCTGTGGCCTGAGTTTTGGGAACTGGATGAGCTTGAGAAAGTTAAGCGCGACGTTCCGAATAGTAAGTGGATGGCGCAGTATCAGCAGAACCCGGTGTCCGAGTCGGCTGCTATCGTCAAGCGCGAGTGGTGGATGGAATGGGATAGCGACAAGCCGCCCCAGTGTGATTTTGTCCTTATGGTGTGGGATACGGCCTTCGAGAAAACCAGCCGAGCCGACTACAGTGCGTGCACTACATGGGGTGTGTTTTACCAAGCGGACGACAATGGTACCGAGCAGGCCAATATTATCCTGTTAAATGCCTTCCGTGACCGCATGGAGTTCCCTGAGCTTAAACGTGTGGCTATCGAAGAGTACAGGGACTGGGAACCGGACAGCGTCATCATCGAGAAAAAGGCTTCAGGTGCCCCGCTCATCTACGAGATGCGGGCTATGGGTATACCGGTGCAGGAATTCACCCCGACGCGGGGTAACGACAAGATCAGCCGCTTGAATGCTGTGGCAGACATATTTGCATCCGGACGGGTGTGGGCACCAGGCTCTCGCTGGGCAGAAGAAGTGATTGACGAAGTAGCTGAGTTTCCGGCTGGTAGAAACGATGACTATGTCGATACTGTGTCTATGGCGCTGCATCGCTTCCGTAGGGGCGGATATATCACAACCAACCTAGACGAACCCGAAGAAATACAGTATTTCAAGCGAAATCGTAATCAGGGATATTATTGATGGGTAAGCATTGGAGTAAGTACCCGCAGTCGGAGCATAAGAGACGGCGTCGTTGGAACTGGACTACATGGTATTGGTGGAAGCCACTGATAAAGCGCGAGAAGCTTTCGTCGGGTACGTGTGAGGGCTGGCATCTCTGGTGGGGTCCTATTCATGCATGGAATGTCACTACACACAACAAAACTAAGTCAAAGGGTTTCACATGGCGGTAGATAAAGCAATTAATCAGGCCCCACTTGGCCTTTCTAACGAAGACATACTAGATCAAGAGCCTGTCTTGGAGATTGAGATTGAAGACCCTGAGAGCGTTGACATTCACGCAGGTGATACGACGATCCACCTCGACCCTGACGAGGAAGAAGAAGATGAGTTCTCAGAAAACCTTGCGGAAGACATGGACGAAGGTGATCTTGCTGAGCTTGCCGGTGACCTGTTGGGTGAGTTTGAAGAAGACATTTCCAGCCGCAAAGACTGGATGCAGACCTACGTAGATGGTCTCGACCTGCTTGGTATGAAGATTGACGAACGGACTGAGCCTTGGCCCGGTGCATGCGGTGTATACCACCCGATGCTATCAGAAGCTTTGGTGAAGTTCCAAGCTGAGACCATGATGGAGACGTTCCCGGCCCGTGGGCCTGTGCGGACGGAGATTATCGGTAAAGAGACGCCAACGAAGAAAGAAGCTGCGCAGCGCGTCGAAGCGGATATGAATTACCAGTTGACCGATGTGATGATCGAATATCGGCCTGAGCATGAGCGTATGCTATGGGGTCTGGGCCTATCTGGGAACGCATTCAAGAAGGTTTACTACGATCCGTCATTGGGACGCCAGACGTCCATGTACGTGCCTGCTGAAGACGTTGTGGTGCCCTACGGCTCTTCTAACTTGGAAACCAGCCCACGCGTAACGCACGTGATGCGCAAGACGCCGAATGAAGTGAAGAAGCTGCAAGCAGCAGGCTTCTACCGTGACATCGAGCTTGAAGACCCTGTAGACAGCCTTGACGAAGTCGAGACGGCTATTGCTGAACGTATGGGCTTCCGTGCATCAACAGATGACCGGTACAAGCTGCTTGAGATACAGGTCGAACTTGAGCTTGAGGACGACAACTTCCGTGACGATGACGACGAGGGCATTGCTCTTCCGTACATTGTGACCATTGAAAAGGGTACGAGCACGATCCTCGCTATCCGTCGTAACTGGGACCCTGATGACAAACTTAAAGCTAAGCGTCAGCATTTCGTACATTATGCATATGTTCCGGGTTTTGGCTTCTATGCTTTTGGCCTTATTCACCTTATCGGTGCTTTTGCTAAGTCTGGTACCAGCCTTATTCGTCAGCTTGTTGATGCTGGTACTCTATCTAACCTCCCAGGCGGCTTCAAAACTAAAGGCTTGCGCGTCAAGGGCGATGATACGCCTATTGCCCCTGCTGAATGGCGTGATGTAGACGTAGCCTCCGGCACGATGCGTGATAACATCATGCCGTTGCCCTACAAGGAACCAAGCCAAGTCCTGTACAGCCTCCTAGGGACCATCGTAGAAGAAGGTCGTCGCTTTGCAGGCGCTGCTGACATGAAGATCAGCGACATGTCTGGGCAGGCTCCTGTGGGCACCACGCTGGCAATCCTTGAGCGTACGCTTAAGTCCATGTCTGCAATTCAGGCACGCGTCCATTACTCGATGAAGCAGGAGTTCCGGCTTCTTAAGGGTATCATCCGCGACTACACGCCCGAGTCGTACAGCTATGACCCAGTAGAAGGTAGCCGCAAGGCCAAGCAGTCCGACTATGATATGGTCGCTGTTATCCCTGTATCTGACCCCAACGCTGCGACGATGGCACAGAAAATCGTGCAGTATCAAGCGGTTATCCAGTTGGCCCAAGGCGCTCCAGACATTTACGACATGCCATACCTGCATCGTCAGATGCTTGAGGTACTCGGGATGAAGAACGCTGAGAAGCTCGTGCCGCTCAAGGACGGCGACGACATGAAGCCACGTGACCCCGTGTCCGAAAACATGGATGTCCTGAACGGTAAGCCAGTCAAGGCATTCATCTACCAAGACCATGACGCACATATCGCTGTACACACAGGGATGATGCAGGACCCGCAGGTCTCTGCGATGATCGGTCAGAACCCGCAAGGCCAAACCATTATGGCGGCTATGCAGGCCCACATGCAAGAACATTTGGCGTTCTCCTACCGTAAGCAAGTGGAAGAACAGGCTGGCGTCCCACTCCCGCCACCTAACGCCGAGATGAGCGAAGATATTGAGCTTCAGGTTTCACGCCTCGCAGCAGCCGCTGCACAGCAGCTTTCACAGAAGAAGCAAGCCGAAGCCCAACAACAACAGAACCAGCAGATGGCTCAGGACCCAATCGTCCAGATGCAGCAGCAGGAACTGGCTATTAAGCAAGGCGAACTTGACCTTAAGAAACAAAAACTTCAGGTTGATGCTGCCGAAAAGAACGACCGCCTTGAGCTTGAGCAAATGCGGATCGAAGCACAAAAGGAAATCGCTGGCCTACAGGTCGGTGCAAAGCTTGCGACGTCTAAGGGTGACCTGGATGCCAAGCAAGAGGCTGAGGGCCTACGAGTCGGCATGGAAATAGCCCGTGACCAGATGAATATGGCTCAGCAACAAAAGGAAGCCATACCGGCTTCTCCTACAACAGAAGAGGTAATTGAATGAGTGATTTGCTCAGGCACCTGTCAAAAAAGGTGCAAGACGAGTTAAGGATTATCGAAGCGGACATGGCAATGGGTAATGCCGTTGATTTTGGGGCTTACAAGTATGCTTGCGGTATTTACCGTGGTTTGCTCGTAGCGAACAACATCATCATCGAAACCGCAGAACGTATGGAGGCCGACGATGAGTGATATTATCGGTAACATGCCCGCTGCGCTTGTAGATGTAGGCGGACGCCCAATCCCAAAGGTCGGTGCAGCATCCGAATTTGCTGTCGAAGACCGGCCCAAGCAACTTCCTGATCCATCTGGATATCGCATCTTGTGTGCGCTTCCGGATATCGAGAAGAAGACTGACGGTGGGATTATCAAGGCAGACATCACCCTTCAGCACGAAGAACTGCTGACGGTTACGTTGTTCGTCATGAAGCTAGGTCCAGACTGCTATAAGGACAAGAAACGGTTCCCAAGCGGTCCGTGGTGCAAAGAAGGCGATTTCGTCCTTGTACGCCCACACGCTGGTACCCGAGTCAAAATCCATGGCCGAGAATTCCGTTTAATCAACGATGATGCAATCGAAGGGACCGTCGAGGACCCAAGAGGCATTAAGCGCGCATAAGCCTAGGAGGCACAAATGACTGAAGAAAATGATGACTTCCAGTGGGAAGTTGAAGACGAAGCTGTAGATAGCAAACCCGAGATTGAGGTTGAAGACGATACCCCGGAGGCCGACCGAGGCCGTGAGCCGATGCCGAAGGAAATCGTTGACGAACTTGAAGCCGACGAACTCGAAGAGTATTCTGAAAAGGTCAAACTTCGTCTGAAGCAGATGAAGAAGGTCTGGCATGATGAGCGCCGTGAAAAGGAACGCTATCAGCGCGAACAGAATGAAGCTCTTACTGCTGCACAGCGTTATCGCCAAGAAGCCGAACAGCTTCGCCAGACAATTGCCCATGGGCAGGAGTCGTTGGTTGGTAGCGTTAAGCAGAACGTGGAGTTTGAACTCTCTGAGGCCCGTAGGGCTTACCGTGATGCCTATGAAGCAGGGGATACAGATAAAGTACTCGAAGCCCAAGAGAAGCTAAATGCTGCTCAATATAGGCTCGAACAACTTGCTAATTATAAACCTGCTTTACAAGCGCAAGAGACTGAGGTACAAATTGCTCCGGAAGCGGTCCAAATCCCGCGCCCGGATCATAAAACGATGGCGTGGCAAGAGCGCAATCAATGGTATGGTCTGGATGAGGAAATGACCGCCTCAGCCTTAGGGCTTCATCAGAAGCTCGAAAAACAGTACGGCAATAAGTATGTTGGTACTGACGAATATTGGGGCGCTATCGACACAACGATGCGTCGTCGTTTTCCTGAGTATTTCGGGGATTTTGAACCAGCTAGCAGTGACACAAGACCTGCTGCACGTACAAACAAATCAGCCGTTGTCGCCTCAGCGTCACGAAGTACATCCTCCAAAAAGATCGTACTGAGACAGTCCCAGCTAGCAATCGCTAAGAAGTTGGGTTTAACCGCAGAGCAGTATGCTCGTGAAGTTGCTAAGGAGAAGTAAGATGGCTGAGAATCGTATTGCACGTGACGTAGATACTCGTGAAGTGGCCGAACGGCCTAAGGCTTGGCAACCAGCTTCAACGCTGCCCGAGCCGGATAAGCTAGAAGGATATATGTACCGTTGGGTGCGTGTATCGACACTGGGACAGAATGATGCCCGTAATGCGTCGTCGGCTTTCCGTGAAGGCTGGGAACCAGTTCGGATTGAGGAACAACCTAAGTTCCAAAATCTAACCGACCCGGATAGTCGCTTTAAGGATAACATCGAAGTCGCAGGTTTGTTGCTTTGCAAGATTCCTTCTGAGTTTATGGATCAACGTCGGGCACACTTTGACCGAATGACCCAAGCGCAGAATGAATCCGTGGACAGCAACTTCATGCGTGAGAACGATCCGAGGATGCCGCTCTTTACGGAGCGTAGGTCCAAAACATCGTTTGGTTCAGGCAAATAAATCTTAGGAGTAAAGAAACATGGCATACCCTACCGTTTCGGGACCATATGGTCTCATTCCGATCAATTTGATCGGCGGTCAGGTTTTTGCTAGTGCTACTCGTTCGATCCCAATTGCTACCAACTCTTCAACCGCCATCTATTTCGGTGACGTTGTAAAGTTGGGCAGCACGGGAACGCTCGATAAGGACACTGGTACGAACTCGGCTACCCCTGTCGGCGTTTTCCTTGGTTGCTCGTATACCGATCCAACCTTTGGTAAAACATTCCGTCAGTACTACCCCGGTACCACGAACATCACAGACGTCGTTGCATTCGTGCAGGACGATCCTGATGCATTGTTCAAGGTTGCTGTGGTTTCGACAGGCACCAACATCAGCTACGTCACACGTGCAAACGTCGGCGAAAACGCTGTATTGGTCCAAACCGCTGGCTCGACCATCACAGGTGATTCCAAGGTTGCTGTAAGCAGCACGACTGGTACCACTTCGACATGGCCTATCCGCATCATCGACGTCATCGCTGAAACCCAGTCGTCGGCAGGTTCCTACACGGAAGTTGTTGTCAAATGGAATCAGGGTATGCACCCTTATCTCAACCCAACTGGCGTCTAAGAGGAGTTTAACACATGGCAATTTCACGCGCACAGCTCCTCAAAGAACTCCTCCCAGGCCTGAACGCTTTGTTCGGTTTGGAATATGCACGCTACGGCGAAGAGCATAAGGAAATCTTTGACACTGAAACCTCCGAGCGTTCGTTCGAAGAAGAAACCAAGCTGTCGGGCTTCTCCGCTGCTCCGGTTAAGAACGAAGGTTCGGCCATCGCATACGACAACGGCCAAGAAGTCTTCACTGCTCGCTACACTCATGAAACGATTGCCCTCGGGTTCTCGCTGACTGAAGAAGCGATTGAAGATAACTTGTATGACAGCCTCTCGGCTCGTTATACTAAGGCCCTCGCTCGTGCGATGTCCTACACCAAGCAGACCAAGGCTGCTGCGGTTCTGAACAACGGCTTCAACTCCAGCTATGCTGGTGGCGATGGCCAACCATTGTTCTCGACTGCTCACCCGCTGGTATCTGGTGGTGTCAACTCCAACACGCCTTCAACGCAAACCGACCTTAACGAAACGTCGCTTGAAGCCGCAGTCATTCAGATTGCTGCTTGGACTGACGAACGTGGTCTGTTGATCGCTGCGAAGCCACGCAAACTGGTCGTTCCACCAAACTTGATGTTTGTTGCTACTCGCTTGCTCGAAACCGAACTTCGCGTCGGTACTTCGGACAACGACATCAACGCATTGAAGAACAACGGTTCGATCCCAGAAGGCTACACCGTAAACCACTTCTTGACCGACACGAACGGCTGGTTCCTGACCACCGACGTGCCAAACGGCCTGAAGCACTTTGTTCGTACTCCAATGAGCACGGGCATGGACGGTGACTTCGACACTGGCAACGTGCGTTACAAGGCCCGCGAGCGTTATTCGTTCGGTTGGTCTGACCCGCTCGGTATGTTCGGTTCATCGGGTTCGTAAGAACTTAAAGAGGGGGAGAGGGAAACCTCTTCCCCTTTTGTTTAATCTGGTGTATGCTTACACCTACTAGGATAATTACTCGTACCGACTGCCCTAGCAGACTTAGTAGAGACGGTATGAGTTGGTGCTACTACACGGAGATATTATTATGGCACAGTCAACTTTTCAGGGTCCCGTACGCTCGTTGAGCGGCTTCATTTCGCAAGGCCCTAACGCCGTTGCTGAAGTTTCGACCGCAACTGCTACCCTTAATGTTGCTAGCTACGCTGGTAAAATCATCAAGATTTCGGCTGCTACGACCACAATCACACTGCCTGCGGTAAACGCTTCGGCTAACCCAGCTTCATCTGGCCCCGGCCAAGACCCTAACACGCTGAATAACCTCGGCGCTACTTACACATTCTTCCTGCCTTCGGCTGCTACTGCGGTTAAGGTCATCACGGCTTCTGGCGATTTCATGCTGGGTTCGGTCAGCAACGCTGCCTCTGGTGGCGCAGCAAGCAATTTCGCTGCTAACGGTACGACGATTGTTTCGCTTAACCTTGATGGCGCTACTAAGGGCGGTGTCGCTGGTACGTACTTCACCATCGTTGCTGTCGCTGCGAACACCTATATGGTGCAGGGCGAACTGATCGCTGTTGGTACTCCGGCTACGCCATTCGCTACTTCGTAATAGTTTAGTAGGAGGGCCTTCCTATGGCTATGCAATATGACGTCAAAGCCAAACACCTAAGTACTTCAGGTGTTGCGTACGGTTCCCGCACGCGCCTGAAAGGTGCTGTTCTTTCTGCAAATGCGACTGCGGCAGCGAGGAACATCCTATTTATGGACGACAACCCGCAGGCAGGTACGTACAGCATTACCTCAACCACATTAACGGTTACGGTAGCAAATACCTTAGCTGCGGGTGACAGGGTGTTTCTAGACTTCACCAGCGGAAGCGCTGTGGATGGTGCGTATACGGTTGTTTCGGCTAATGCCACTTCCTTCACAGTTACTACGGCGGCATCGGGTACAGGTAACGTAACGGTTTATCTGACTTTATTGATGGAAGCCGATAGCTATAACCCCGTGGCATATTCTATCCTTGTCCCCGGTGAAGGTATTCTGGCTGAAAATGGGATTTATGTGGGGTTACCTGCAAACGTAACTGCCACAACTTTCTACGGGTGATTTATGCAAAACGAAAAAAGTTATGATCTAGCTGGACGCAGCGTATTTATTGCGCTTCCGGCCTACGACTTCAAAGTTTCTTTGAAGTTGGCTATTTCATTGGCTCAGTTCGCTCAGCAAGCTCAGCAGCACGGGGTTGATATTCAGATTGGCAGCATTTGCGGCTGTTCTGTTGTCTCCCGTGCTCGCAACCTGCTCGCGCAGGATATGCTGGACTCTGACTGCACGGACTTAATGTTCATTGATAGCGATATTAATTTCGAAGCGGCTGACGTTTTCCGGCTCATGGCTTGGACCTCAGACCCCAAGAAGGGTATCGTTGCTGGCGTACCACGTACGCGTAGCACTACTAAGACATACATCGGCACGCTGGATAAAGACGAAGACGGCGAGCTTACGATGAACGGTATGGGCCTTGTCCGTGCCAAGCGCGTAGCTACTGCCTTTATGATGGTCCGCCGCGATGTATTCGAAACTCTCGATGCTGCTCATCCTGAATGGCGTTATTACGACGAACGCTCAGAGCGCACCGTCCCCTGCATGTTTGATTTCATGAAAACTGACGAAGGTTACATCGGGGAGGATTACCTCTTCTGTGACCGCGCTCGTGAGCATGGTTTTGAAATCTGGGTCGATCCGACCATCAAGCTGGGCCACATGGGCGTGCAAGAGTACGAAGGTGAATTTGGCAAGGACGTCCTCTATCCGATGCTCGTCCCATCAAAGAAGGAAGCAGCATAATGAGTTTTTTAGGTGATATTCCGGCTAAGTTGCGCGCTAAGCACGACGCGAAGGCAATGAGGAAGTTTGAGGCGGCACAGGCAGGCGAGCGCCCTAAAGGCCTCATGGGCATGTTCCAAAACGCTAACAAAACAGCGGGCACGAACTTTTCAGACCCAAAAATGATGGCCGATTTGGCGACACAGGCCCGAGCTAATATGCCTGCTCCCGCCGCTGCTGGCGCTCCTGCTATGGGTGGTCGCTTCGGAACTTCAGATCGTGGCGAAAACACCAAAGACTTCAAAAAGGGCGGTATGGCTAAGAAGAAAAAGCCAATGGCTGCTAAGAAGATGGCTAAGGGCGGTTCCGCTTCTTCCGCTTCGCGCCGTGCTGATGGATGCGCCACTAAAGGTAAGACAAAAGGGCGGTTCGTGTAATGCCGTCAGTCAAGGGAACCAAAAAACTTGGCGCTAGCCCCGGTTTGTCTCGCAAAGATACTTTAGGAGATGATGAAACTAGGCTTGCTCGCTGGGACCAGATGACTCCGGCGGAGAAGGCACGTGTACGCGCCAAGGAAAAGGCTGCGCTTGGGAAAGCGGAGAGCGAGCGCGAACGCCCGCTGTCAAGTCGTATCATGGATGGGCTTTTTACGCCATTGCAGCGTGCGAAGAAAACAGCAGCAGAAGACGCTTCACGGCGCGAAAGCCTCTATCGGGAGGCTAAGGAAACAGCATCTAAGTCGGATAAAGACCGGAGTAGGAAAGTAAACGGGTTTCCAGCTAAACTGTACCCAGTTGACCGCAAGTTAAAACTTCGTAAGGGTGGCTCAGTCTCTGCTTCCAAACGCGCCGATGGCTGCGCTACCAAGGGCAAAACCAAAGGTAAGTTCGTCTAATGGCCAAGACACCCGCTTGGACACGCAAAGAAGGCAAAGCGAAGTCTGGCGGGCTGAACGCCAAGGGTCGTGCGTCTTATAATAAAGCCAATCCGGGGAAACCCGGATTGAAAGCCCCGCAGCCCGAAGGCGGACCACGTAAGAAGTCATTCTGTGCACGCATGTCGGGTATGAAGAAAAAGCTCACAAGCAAGAAGACTGCCAATGACCCTAATAGCCGCATCAATAAGTCCCTTCGGGCTTGGAAGTGCTAGCATGGAAATGATGGTATGGAACATTGTGCTCACCACTCTGGTCGCCATTCTGGGGTTTCTCATGAAGGGTAAGATGGATGAGCTTAGTCGGGTTGGCATCTTGCTTAACAAAACCCGCGAGGAAATCGCACGTGAACATGTAACACGTGCTGAGATGAACATCATTGTCGATAAGCTCGGTGAACGGTTTGATAGGTCATTCGAGCGGCTTGAAAGCAAGCTCGACGAAATGAGGAAGGTATAGTCATGGCACGTAAAATGCGTAAGTTTTCTGAAGGTGGTGCTCTAGGTCGTTACGAGTACCGTATGAAGGACATCGAAAAAGACCGCAAAATTGCTCTTGCCAAGGGTAAGAACGCAGATGTAGTCGCAGCGAAGGCCGCACAGCGCATTGCTGATGCCAAGGATGACCTAGCTAAGCGCACAGGTGCGGATCGCACCGCTACCCGCGCCGCAGAGCGTGCCGCAGAAAGCAACCTGACGAAGACCCGCAAGTACGGCGCACCGAAATCGGCGACTACTGAAACTATTGCTGGGAAAATCACAGATACCCTTGGTACGCTAACTGCACCTAAGTCGGACCTCGCTACCGCTGCTAAGAAGACACCCGCTAAGGCACCGGTTAAGGCACCGGTTAAGCCTAAGCCTTCTGTCGCCGACACAGCGCGGAGCAAGTTTTTCCAAGACAGCCTGAAAAAGACTAATTTCAAAACTGCCGCGAGAATGGCCGAAGCACCTATGGCTCCGTCTAAGTTCGATAGCAAAGCATTTGCAGATTTGAAGGCTAAGGCCGGAGCAGGTAAAACCGTCACTGCTACTGGGGGCACTGCCCTACGCGGCAAGCCCAGTGATACGCCGCTATTCCGCACGGTAAAAGCAGATGACCCTGCTCGTGTAGCCAAACTAGCCGCACTGAAGAAAGCCGCAGAAGCTCCCGGTGCAACTCAGTTTGCCAAAGACAGGTATAAATATGCTGCATCATCTGGCATGTACGCCAAGGGTGGCAAAGTTAAAAAGGAGAAGATTATGAAATATGCTAAAGGTGGTTCGACACCCCCCCAGCCAACTGCTGCCGAACGAAAAGCAGACGCTAAGTTCCGCGAGTCTGTAAAGAAAGAGAAAGTCACGCCAGAACAGGCCGCAGCTATCGGGCGTGCAAACCGTTCGGAAAAGCGTTTTGCCTCTGGTGGCGTCACTAAAGAAATGCCTTCGTCGAAGGCTATGGGCAGCTTGGGTATGGCCAAGGGCGGCAAAGCTAAAGCGAAGCCAGCAGCCAAGGGTAAAGGTAAGCCTTTCGCGGCAACTAAGTTTGGCGCTGCGCTGATGAAGAAGTCGGCTGATACCAAGGGTCGTGCGATGCCAAAGTTCGCCAAGGGCGGTTCCATCGACGGTATTGCTGTTCGCGGTAAGACCAAAGCTAAGCGCGTCACCATGGCTTGTGGTGGTATGGCCAAGGGTCGCAAGTAATGCGACCTTCTCGTGGTATGGGGGCTATGAAGAAGTCCAAAATGCCTAAAGGCGAAGCTATTGGTATGGCCAAGGGTGGTAGTGCGAACTTCATCCAGAAAGCTATCAAGAAGCCGGGTGCGCTGCGCTCGGCCCTTGGTGCTAAGAAGGGCAAGCCGATCCCTGCTAGTAAACTTGCTAAGGCAGCAAAGGCTCCGGGTAAGCTAGGCCAACGTGCACGGTTTGCGCAGTTGCTGAAGGGCTTCAAGAAAGGTAAGTAAGATGAACATGCCAAACTTCGGTGGCGCTTT